TAAAAGTGTAAAAGAACATATAGCAGCTACTAAGCAGGCTATAGCTAAAGGCTATAGACGTAATACTAAAAGTGTTATTAGAAATGAAGTACTTAAAATGATGTCTGACTTTATAGTATATAGATCTAGAATACTTGATAAAGTTACTGATAAAATAGTTAACGAAAATGACAAGTTTGCAAATCGCGCTGCTCCAGACGCTCAGTTTAATACTACGCAACTTGCTAAAGCTCTAGGACTTGAGTCATCTGAGTTAAGTGACGTAGAAACTAGTACTCTAGAAATTAAACAAGCTATAGGTAATGAAGATTTTCTTACAAGTTTGACGTCTTTTACTCTTCAACCTGAACAACAAGCACTATTTGAGCAAACTTATGGGCTAACTGCTACTAAAAAAGAAGGTGAAAATAGACTTACATATATAGGTACTAAAATAGTAGGTATTTCTTCTGATGAATTAAAACAGGTAGTAAAACGATTAGGCCTAGAGCCTATATTAATGTCACGTATTAGTAATAAGTTTAATAACTTATTATATATAGATTATTTAGATAAAAGACATAATAATAAGCCACGTGTGACACTAGCTATAAACCCATTAAAAATACTAAATATATATAACATAGATTCTCCTTATATAGTGATAACAGCAAGACCTAGGTCAGGATCTTTAAAAAAAATATCAATTGAGTTAGGTATTAAGCTTAGTGAGGCTGGTAAATCTTTAGCATTAGAAAAAAGCTATGATATAACTGAAAAGTTTCATCGGGAGCTAGGTCGTTTATTTGCACAGCGTTTTATTTCTTATGCTGTAAAAAAGCTTTCTGCTAAAAAAAGGCTAACTGAGCAAATACTAACTGAGATAATATCGCTAGCTGATGAGTTTGCTGAGGGGTCGCACACACCTATCGAGTATGTGTCTGTTTTTAAATCTAATAAACAAGATACTTATAAGCAAAATTTAAGTATTGTAGATAAAAAAACAGTAGATAAATCAAAAAAGAAACAAAATTTCATATCAAATGTTCAGTGGACTGTGCTAACACAAAAGCGACTTGGAGAAACTATGAAACGTTTAGGTAAGCCTGAGCCACCAGACATTAAAGAACGTAGTGGTCGTTTTCGCGCTAGCGTAGAAGTAACTGTTAATTATAGATCAAACTTACTTAGCTATACATATAATCCATTATATAGAGTATTAGAACATTATGGGTATCATCCAGAACTACAAGTAGAGCGTGCGCTTAGAGAAGTGGCACAAAAACTTTATGATAGGCACTTTAGCATAACAAGACAAGGATCTATAGCATGATTTTTAATAGAAGAACCGAAATAGTAAATTTTCTTGTAGATAGACTAAAAGATATAAATGGCAGCATATCGCCCTATGATAGTACCTATCAATTTAGACACAATGTTTTTAACAATGTGTATAGGCGAGTAAAGTTTTTAGATGAGGTAAACGATTTTCCATCACTATACTTAGCTGCAGGCTCCGAAATTAGAAATTTTCAATCAGAAAATTTGACGGTAGCTACATTAACAGTTATTATAAGAGCATACGTATATGGAGAAGACAACTCTCAGGTACAAGCCGATAACTTAGTTGAGGATATCGAGCACGTAATATACTCTATCGGAGACTATCCTGAAAAAGGTATATTAGATATAACTATAGAAAATATAACCGAAGATGAAGGACTAGCTTTTCCTTATGGTATAGCTGAAATAGAGTTGTCAGTAGTCTATAGACTTGAATATTAAGGAGAATAAAATATGTCAGCGTCTCTTAATTTACAAAGAAACTCAGAGGTATTCTACTCTACTGTTGACTTAAACAACGGTGGTGCTGTTACCTCTATGACCCCAAGCAATACTTGGAAGCTTGAAGTGCTAGCAGGTTTTGCTGTAACTTCATCATCAGCTACTCAAGATATTACTTCACTAGAATCTGGTACAACCCCAGATAGATCACAACAAAGATTCAACACAGCTATTAACCCAGTTGATTGGAACTTACAAGTTTATCTACGTCCTACTGGCGTAGTTACAGGTGCAGCAGCTGATAATGCTAGCGCTGGAACTACTACAAGCGGAAATGTTAAACCTACAGCGGATTGGTTTATGTGGCAAGCGCTAGTGTCTAATACAAGCCCATCAAATGGCTCTACCGATCAATCAGTATGGGTTACTGGTGGTAAGTTACTTACTACAAACGTGGCAGCTTCTACAGGAGCATCCAGCTCTAGATCTAACTTCTCTACCTCAACTGAAAATCATCTATATTTTAAGCTAGATAACGTAGTATATCAAGTTACTAACGCTACAGTTAACCAAGCTACTGTAGATGCTGGTATCGAAGAAATCGCTACAGTTACCTGGACAGGTATGGGAACTACACTAAAAGAACTAACAGGTACTCCTCGTGATAACGCTGTTTCAGTATTCGGTGGTGTTCTAAATAGCGGCTCAATAGTAACAGCTAACTCAAATGCTGCACTACTGTCTAAAGCTGCTTCTTATCACCCATTTAATACCATGAACGTAGCAGGTACTATTTCTACCCACTCATTTATTAAAAATCGTTTAAGTGCTATAGAGTTTCACCACAAGCCTTCTGCAACAGCCACGGATGTTAAGTATGTATTTCCTGTAACTGCACTTACATTCGACTATACTAATAATTTGACTTACCTAACACCAGAACAACTATCTACACTTAATACTCCTATTGGGCAGTTTACTGGTACACGAGCAGTAACAGGTTCTGCTACTATGTACCTACGTGCAGGCGATGTAGAATCTTCTACTTTCCTACGTAATATTGCTAATGATTCTAGAACTTCTTCTGCACAAACATCTAATGCTAACCTAATAATTGGCGGTACTACTGCTCCTTATGTAGCATTCCAACTAGATGCAGTTCAGTTTGAATTCCCACAACTTGCTGTTGAAGATATTATCTCAATGAGCGTTAACTTTGTGGCACAAGAACCAACTGCATCACGTGGTGATGGTGGTGAAGTTACAATAATCGCTAAAAAGTAATAACTATTTCTGAGGGGAAATAAAACTACTTTAACCAGAGAGCGTCTGTCGGCTTGCAAACCAAGGTTTCCCCTCACCTTGCTTAGCAGATTCACCGATGGACGCTCACTTTTATCAAGAGGGAACTAATGAGTAAATTAAAATCAATGCTAGTAAAAGATACCACTATTTGGGTAGATTTTCCTGATATTCCAGAATTTGAAATAAATCTTCGTTTTATTTCACGAGAAGACCTACTTAAGATTCGTAATGCGAGTTTAACATATAAGTTTAATAAGCGTACACGTCAACGTGAAGAAGAAGTAGATAACGCAAAATTTCTAGTAAACTATGCTGAAAAAGCTATTACTGATTGGCGTGGGCTACGTATAAAGCATCTTCCGCTTCTACTACCAGTAGATATTACTGGTATGAACGGTGAAGAACTAGTAGAGTACAGCGTAGAAGATGCTGCCGACCTACTAACAAACTCTCCAGTGTTTGATCAGTTTGTGACTGATACTCTAAGCGACTTTGAACAGTTTTCTAGAAAAAAAGCTGAGGATGACGTAAAAAACTAACAGAATACCTCCGCCATGAATTAAATGGCGGAGGTTTATCTGTTGAACAATACTTTGAGATGTGCGAGCAGATGGGGTGGGAACCTCGTGAAGAAGATATGCCACTAGATCCGTCAGTGCTATCGGAAGAAGCACAATACGCACTAATATTGATGCACGCTTTACCAGATAAATGGGAAGGTATGAGCGGTAGTTGGATGGGTAAAGATTATAGTGGTTTATCTGCTATATTAGATATATATGAGGTTGAAAATAGACGTGAAGTTTTTGAGCTACTACAAGTAGCAGAGCGCGAACTGGGTAAATTCTACTCACAAAAACAAAAAGAGCAAGAAAACTTAGCAAAAGCAAAGAGAGCAAGATAAGTGGCAGGCACAATTAGAAATATAATTCAGACAATATTTACTACTAGTGGCACAAGTGATGTAACTGGCGATATGGAGCGCATTGGTAGAGCTCAGACTCGTTTAGGGAATACTAGTGCTAGCGCTGGTAGACAATTTGCTGCGCAAGCCTCAGGTATG